TTATTCAGATACTACCCGCCGCGCAGCGTCGGCGGTGGATTCTTCAGTCAGGGGCGTAGACTTGAATGTCTTATTGAATTCAGCCACAGCCGCCTCAATCAGGATCTGCATTTCCTCAGCGTCAAAGTCGATGCCCTTTTTCTTCAGCAGAGCCTCAGCGACTTCCAGCGCCTTGGACAGCTTGTCCGCGCCGTGAATGGTCTTCCACACCTGTTCCACGAACAGCATGGCCTCACGGGCAATAGAGCGCTTTGTGTCATCGTTGATGTACTTCACGGCCAGCTGCTTGATGGCATAGCCCAGGCAGCCGAAGATCGCGCACAGAATGGCCGCAATGATCTGCGTACCGTAGTGATAAATGAAATATTCCAGCATAATATAATTCCTCCTTAGTTATGTAGCGGAAGTTTCCGTACTTCCTCCATTACACGTTTCGCAGAGCCGTTGCCTCCGGCTTCTGCATATGGCTCATAAAGATAGTCATTCAGATTCTCGTATTCATCACGGGTGATATACCCCTGCTCCACGTATTTCATACCAAGAAATGTGATTCTATCGTGGGCGATTCCTATCAAAAGGCGAGTGCTTGCGCTTTTCTTTGCCCGGCGGGCATCCAGATAGCTCCAGAAGCCCGCCGACCCAATCAGCGTGATCAGAACTGTACAGGCAGTTTTTACCAATTCGTCCATTTCTTTCCTTCTTTCTTATCCATTCCACCGGGCATAGCCGGGACGGGTGTCCACATGAATGCCCCAGCTGTACAGCCCAATGCCACCGGTGTGCCCCATGACTTCCTCCGCTACGGCTTTCATCTCCGCCGGACTTGCGGCACTGTGCAGATCAGCGGCAAGCCCAAACAGATGCTGAGAATTGGACACGCCGCCGACCTCGGCATTGTGCGTCGCGCACCGGACGCCGGAGCCGCCGCCGTCCACAATGGAAACCGGCACACCCAGCCGATGCCGGATTTCGTCCACGGTACGTACCATGGATTCCTGTGGTTCCACCGGGAACCCACCACAACGGCCACAGGGGCACCGGAATTCCGCACGCTTGAAATACCGGATATCCTTCCACCAGTCCGCACCGCCACCCGTCTCCGGGGTGCCTTGGGACTGCTGGGGCAGCTCTCCGGAAGTAATGACCTCCCGGATACGCGCCGCCGTGCCGCCCCCGAAAATGCCGTCCACCGTGAGTTGATAGTCCCGCTGGAAAGCCTCGGTAGCACGGCGGGAGTTATCGCCCCAAATGCCGTCGACTGCCCCAGTGTAATACCCAAGGTACAGCAGCAAGCATTGCTTTTGCTTGATCGTCATCCGATCACCACCCCGTACTTCGCCAGAATGGCGATGATGTCCTCAGTGAGGATCTTTTTCAGCTGACCGGGAGGTAGCTTGGCGATACTTGCGGCAATGGCGCGCATATCCTGCTCACCGTCCTCAGCGGCACGGATTTCCACCAGCCGCTTTTTGGCGCCGTTACTCCATGTCTTCATCCGGCTTCACCTCCAAAATGGCCAGGGCATTTTTCATGTCCGCACCCTCGGCCTTCATTTCCTCGATTTTCGAGAGAATTCTCCGCTTTCGTTCTTCGATGGTCATGCGTTATTCACCCCCAGAGCGGTTTCGATCTCAGTCAACGCAGATTCATATTCGGCGTTCTTCTTCAACGCCTCTTCCAGCGGGGTGAGGATTTCCACCCCGCCCCGATAGAATTTACCATTGCTGTAGGTATCGCCGATAGCCACGGGGAGGCCTGCGGGGTCAAGAAGAATATCTGTTTCAGGTTCAGAATCGGAGCACCACAGCATGTTGGTTATAGCGCCGTTTTCAATCAGCGCCATTGATTTTGCCATTATGCAGCCCCCCTTACATTGCGAATAATCACGATGCCAGAACCACCAGCGCCTGCGGTACCACTATATGCAGCACCGCCTCCGCCACCGGTGTTGGCTACTCCATTTTTCGCAGCTCCACCGAAAGCGGCACCTGCACCAGCTGTAGAGTCACCGGCGGCACCTGCCTTAGCAGCACTACCTCCGCCACCGCCAGAATAGAGTTTGCCTGTAGATTCACCAAACTCTCTGGTGGTTGTCCCCTGCCCGGTTCCTCCACCTGATACATTTCCGGCCGTTCCATTGCCCCCATTAGAGCCCCCGTTACCTGGAGTTCCGCTTGAGCTACCACCACCTCCGCCACCGGACCCTCCATTCGCGCCAGATGCGCCATTAGCGCTTGCGCCAAAAGCGCTGCTGGTTCCGGAACTAGCGCCGATAGTGACTGTATATGGGGTTGCAATAGCGATACTCACGCCTTTGACGGTTTTTGTATAACCACCACCGCCACCTCTGGCACCTCTGATAGTTTCACCGTTTCCTCCTCCACCAACGAGAAAGACATCAATTCCACCCTCCGCACCGTTGAGGTTGGTAAATGTCAACGTGCCAGAGGTGAGGAAGCGGATTTTCCAGTTGTCTTGGGATACGGTGATAGGTTCATCAGAATCGTTGACGATCTCGTAGTCACCGGTGTAGGTGAACTCGGGGATAGTGTTAAGAGGAATCGATACGGAATAATCTGTCACAATAATCACGGTTTTTGCAGTCGGCTTACCATTTCTTGTAACAGCTACCGTCCACGCTCCGGCCTTCAACCCCTTGAATACCGCCACGCCGCTGGCGTTTGCAGCCTTTGTCTGCGATTTATCACCGTGGGAAACCGTCACCAGTTCCCCAGGAATCACCGTAACCGTCAAAACGCCTCCCGCCCCACCACCCTCCGTCATGTCAAGCTTGCTTGCAATTCCGGTAATACCGCCAGGCCCCAGAGACACCAAGCAAACGGCTACCTGATATCTGGTGCCCGTAGCGTTGATGTCGGCTGTGGTCAAATCAGCAAATCCGTTTGCATCCGTAGCATACTGGATTTCGTCCACCACCTGGTCAAAGGTGTCCTTCGTGCTGGTGCGGGTGACGTCGATCGTCAGCACCAGCCGGGCATACCCGGAAGTTGCCTCGGTTACTGCCCAGTTCTGGGACGACGGGTGGATGATCTGACGCCCGCAGATCATGAGCTGCCCCGCCGTCATCGTAAGCGTAGAACCGGAATAGCTCAGATCACAGCCGGTCAGGATGCCGTCGTCAAAGATGGCGCGGCGGATAACCGCATCGTTGGCCGGGGTCACCTTCTGATTGGGGAATGTCACACCGGTAAAATTCGCACTCATTTGATTACTCCTCTCAATTTTTCTGTGGCCGTAGTGGCCAGCTCACCGGACTTGTAATAGTAACGGGAGTCCTCGCTGCTTTTCCGTTTATAGGAGATGTAGGAACGGAGGATCTCACCATAGGCATAAAACGTGCAATTATCCTGTACGTTGAGATTCAGAGTACTCCAGAATTCCAGCTTGTGGTTGGTCTTGTTTTTGGCAAAAGTCTCTATGACTTTTGTCTCCACCTCTTCAAGCTTTTTGACGGAAATCGTGTCCCACGTCCCCGAAGCCCGGCGGGCGGGAACCGTCTGGGATACAGTGCCGTCCTCCGCAAGATACCAGGTGCTTCTCTGCCGGGAAACGATAGGCTCCCCGTCGTCGTCCTTCTCTCCGGTATCTACGTCACACAGCACCGTCAGTTTAGCAGTGCCGGAAGCCGAATAATCCAGGTTCTGAAGCTGACTTTTCCCATCGTCAAAGCTGATATTGTGGGCTTCGATTGGTGGGGTGGAGATGTTGCACAGCAGCTCGTCACCACCGTCCGAAAACCGCACCGTTACCCGGTAGCTGCGGCGCATGAGCCTGGCATACTCGGAAAGCTTGTAGCAGTCGTTGTTGTCCAGCTCCGGCGGTGAAAAAGCGGTTGTGTCCAAATTGGACACCGTCAGATATGGCAGCGCATAGGCGGTGTCCGTGCATTCAATCCAGTGTTCGGTCAGCTGCTGAACGATGAAGTTGCCGACAGTCTGCTTTGCAGTTTGCTCGGCGAGTTCCAGCGGCCGGGAAAAGGCGTCCAGGGGGGACGTGAGCGTCAACAGCGTGCGGTCGGTCTGGGGCTTCACGCCGGTTATGGAATAGACGCCGCCGTCGATCACCAGCCAGTTTCCCGCGTCGCTCTGGCCGATCTCCGTCCCCACCACCGTCACCGTGCTGTTCTCGGCGCTGAGACTGTCCAGGGTCAGCGCGCTGGAGATGACAGCGGCCATCCGAATCGTCCGATAGGTCGCAAAGCTTTTCACAAATGCCCACATGTCAAACGCTCCTGTAATAGTAGAATAGAGTGAGATCCGCAGAGCCGGTAAAGGCCGCGTCCGCCTCGATGGAGATGGTCACGGGTTCATCCACCGGAATGTGGGGAAACGGCGTGGTACTCAAATCCAGGGAGTCCAGCAGATCCGTCACCGTCCCGTCTGCGGAGACTTTTCGGACATAGGACTGTTCCCGCCGGCTGGAATATTCCAGCCGATCAGAGGCAATCAGAACCGCCGTAACGGAGCAGATGCCGAAGGTCTTGCCGCTGAGGTTGCCGACCATTCTGATTTTGGGGTTGGTGATTGCGCCGTAGTAGCTCAGTTCCAGAGACCCGGGGATATGCCCGCCGCCGCGAAGCTCCCCCGCCAGAGAGCCGGAGCTGTCGACGCCGTACATTAAGCTGCTGTCATAGACATAGTCGTAGCGCTTGCTGCTGTCGCCCCCTGCGGTCTCCAGGGAAAGGGTCGTTGCATAGGGCTTATACCACGGGGTCTTTACGTAAAAGCTGCTGGGGACTTCCAGCCAGCCGACCTCGTTCAACTCGCCCTTCTGAAGGAAATTGACGTCCACATCCCGCCGGTACTCCTGGTCGCCCGTGGGATTGTAGCAGAGGATGACCGTGCCGGCAGCGGCCAGCCAGTCCACGAAGGACTGGTAGACCGCATAGGCGTTTCGAGTAAAGTACACCGTGAAAGGAACTGTCCCCTGCGGCTCGCTCTCGCCGCTGACGGCGAGGAAAAAGCCCCGGGTGAGGTCTGCATAGGTGGGCGACAATGTATAGCCAAATCCAGCCAGAGAGGACACGTACACGCCATTTTCGCCGTTCAGCCCCCAGCGGTCGCCCGCTGCGTTTTGAAGATAAACTTTTCGTATCCGTCTCATAGATCCTCTCCCAATTTCTCGTTGACCAGGTTCAGCAGCATGGAAATATCAGCGTCGGTCAGTTTCTGCGTGTAGATCGTGAGATTCACGGTTTTGCCGCCGGCCGTAGTAACGGCAACGTTCCGCGCCCGGCGGGAGCCGTACAGCTGGGGAACGTCGAAAGAGGTATCAATAGCATCGGCCATCTGGGCGTTGACCAGGCGCATTTCCTTCGTAAAGCCGGAGCCGATGCCCCGCGCCATCCAGACGCCGACCTCCTGCTCCATCACCTTGGAGGGGGATTTGATGCCGAATTTCGACTTGATCCAGTCGACGGTATCCGTAACCCACCCGGAGAGCAGCCCATACAGCCATTCGGTTGCGCTTTTGATGCCGTTCCAGATTCCCCGGATCATGTTTGCGCCGACCTGAAGGAATTTGCTGTCGCTGTTGGCCATGGCGTCCATGAACGTCGTAACGATGTTGTCCACGGCGTTGCCGATATCGCCCAGGCTGTTGAAAATGCCCTGGATCAGTCCGAGAACCAGCTCGACACCGGCTTCCAGCAGCTGCGGGGCGGAATCAACTAGGGCGGTGAGTAGCTGGGTGACAAGCTGAACAGCGGCCGGAATCATTTCCGGTGCGGCTTGACCCAAGCCGGAAATCAGCTCGGAAACCATGCCGACGGCCGAAGTGATCAGATCCGGGCCTCTGTCCGCTAGCCCCTGGATGAGCTGCCCCACCAGCTCCACGGCGGTCTCCGCCAGCTGGGGCGCGGAATCAATGATACCGGTCAGAAGCTCCTCCACGAGGTCAAGCCCCATGTCAAGAAGCTCGGGTCCTTCGTCGCTCAGCCCCTGAACCAGTGCCATGATAAGCCCCCGGCCGCCGTCTACGATGGAAGATCCATTCTGCGTCAGGCCGGACAGCAGTGCCGTGACCACGGAAAGAGCCGCCTTAGACAGCTCCGGGGCGCGGCTGGAAAGGCCGGTAATCAGTCGGGAGATCAGTTCCGCAGCGCCCTGCGCCATGTCCGGCGCGGCGTCCGCAATGCCGTCCACCAGCTCCATCACCAGATCCAGCCCCATATCAATCAGCTCGGGGGAAGCCTCCCCCAGGCCGTCAAAGAACTCCGGAACCCATTCATTGTCCAGGTCGTCAAGCATCTGCTGGCAGTCGCCCTCCAGCGTGGAGAACGCCATACGTAGCTCGTAGGTTTCTTCCTCGTCTCCGATCAGCTCGTCAAGCTGGGTGCTCTCACCGTCATTCTCGCACCAGTACAGCACATCGGACGCAGATTCGTACATTTCCATCAACTTGGAACCGATGGATGCCAGATTCAGGTCGGCGTGGATAGCCTTCTTGTACCGCAAGTTTCTGGCTTTCTCCCGCCGAAGCGATTCTGCCATATCAGAGTTAACGCTCACGGGCAAATTCCTCCTTCTGCTCCTCGTCAAACGGAGTTTCCACATCCATGCACAGCTGGGGGTATTGGTCTACTTGGCTCGGCATCACATAGCTGGAATAGTCAAACGGCTTCAGCGGCTGCTGCCCCTTGCCAATGAAGCGGAACTGCTGCCGCGCGCCGTCAAAGGCCAACTTCGTAATGCTCAGAGCGCCGTCCTTGTTCTTGGCGATGATCAGCTCCCGGGGCTTGTCCGGCTCCTCCAGCGGGTGAAGGAAGAATACGCCGTCGGCGTCCTGCTCGATCTGGCCGCTGGAACGGAGATCTTCCAGCCGGGGGCGCTGGGCGTGGCCGGACTTGTCCGTCTTCGTCCGGCTCAGCTGGCACAGCGCGAGGCAGAAGATCCCGAACCGCTGGCACATGGTGTGCAGCGACTTGGAAACCGCAGTCACCTGGGTGTATTCGTCATTCCCCGGGGCGGCGACGATTTGCAGATAATCCACGATCACGATGTCCAGCCGCTTGTACAGCGCCCGATCCTGCATCTGCTGCACGGTACGCCCGGCGGCGGAAAACAAAAACAGCGGCGCGGAGTTGATCCGGGACGAGATGGAGCACACGGCCTCCATCTGCTTATCATCCAGCGTCCGCTCCTTGATCGCATCCATCGGAACGCCGGAAGCGCAGGCGACCAGTCTGTCCATCAGTTTCTCCCGGCTGGTCTCGTGGGAGAAGAACCCCACCCGCTTGTTGCAGACAACTGCCCAGTACAGCGCCGCCTGAAGGGCAAAAGCGCTTTTACCCGCCGAAGGCCTGGCGCCCACAATGAAGTAGTCGCTTTTCTCCGCCCGAATCATCCGCCGAAGCTGAGGGATAAACCAGTCCAGATAGTCGGGCTTTTTCTGGTATCGGTGCATCCAGTCGGAAAATCCCTGCGCCAGGCTCCACACGTCTCCGTCGTCCCGCACCGTTTCAGAGGCGGCATTGGCGAGCAGCTCCGCGCCTTCCTCCTCCGTGGAGATCCGGGACAGAGCCAGCCCGGTGTCCCGGAGCTTCAGCACCCGGGACTGCTGCTTGACGATATCCACGTACATTTTGCAGTTCGCGGCGGTGGGGGTAATGTTCATCAGCTGGACGATAAAATCCTTGTACGAGTCGCCCACGACATTCAGCACCGCGACCGGGTCAACCGGCTTTCCGGTGGTGTACAGCTCCCGGATAGCCCGGTACAGCGACCGGTAACTCTCACAGAAATCTTCCTCTGCCAGGCCGAACACCAGGAAGCTCGCACACCGATCATCAATCAGGACGGAACCGAGGACACTCTGCTGCGCCTGCATCCAGGCTTCATAGGAAACGCTACTCAAAGTATTCCACCTCCGGCTCCACGTGCCCAACTTGGACACCGTAGTTATCATGCAGCCAGCGGTTAAAATCGTCCGGCTTCGTGATGGGGTAAAGCTTTTCCCAGTTGGATTCAACCGACTGGGACAGTACATAGCGCATGGCAGCGAGCCGATACTCCGGGAAGTCCGCCGAGTAGTCCAGCAGCTTCTTCGCGTGCCGCCCGGCGGCGTTCACCGTCAGGATGGGCTTCTTCTTGGCCTTACGCATTTCCGCGAATGCGTGCAGGTCGCCGATAAGCTTCGTCGTTTCCTCTGGATCAGCGTCCAGCCGGACAGCCCAGTTGTTGAACCAATCGAGCAGCTCCTGATCCGTCAGATACGCCTTCGGCGCTCTCGCTTTATTGATTATTTTATTATTATTACAATTATTTTTTATAACCCCGTCAGATTTGGCGGGGTTAACCCCGTCATGATTGACGGGGTTTCGAGGGCAGACTTCCACCGTAAAGATTTTGCGGAGGGTTCCGCGCCCGCCTGACCCGTCTTCAATTCGTATGTAGCCGCTGTCCAGCAGCTGCTTGAGCGTCCGCTGAAGGCTCCTTTCTTCCACATTCAAGTACCGCATCAGCGTCGAATTTTTGGCAAACGCGAACCCGTAGCTGTTGGACATACAGGAAATCAGCCCATACAGGAGCTTCGCCCGATCACTGATCTCCCGATCAAACAGGACGCGCGCAGGAATATTTGCCCACGCGGAGAATTGCTCCCGTGGGATCTGTTCAGCCATTGTAATGCCCCCTTTATTAAATTTGTTCTTCGCCCCGGTGAGGGCTGTCCCACGGCCATTGCACCGAACGCCGCAGCGGCGGCAGAGGCAAACCGTTGTTCTCCAGATTCACCAGCTGCCCATAGGTAAGGCCCCGGGCTTCCGCCCGTGCGTCCTGCTCCTCAAAGGTATACCGGGGCTTCGGCGGCGCCGGGGGCGACACGACGGCAGTTTTGTACCGCTTATTCGGGCGACACTCATAGCAGAGCCGTTTCCGCCCGGCGGGCAGAAGCTTTCCGCACTTTGTGCAGCGCGTCCGTGGATCTTTGTATCGGATATCCGTAGTTTTCACCCTCTCCGGGCTAAAGTGGAGAGCAGCGCAGGAGTCGAACCTGCTCCCTCCCGCCGTGCTGCGGGAGCGCATCCTCATGCGCCAGCTGCCCATATAGGAGGGCTGTTCTTCCCCGGTACGCCTTCCGGCTCCCGGCATGACAAATAAAAAGAGTCGCACTACAAGACTCACCGCGAGGGGGACTCGAACCCCACTATGCCGTCGGGCGGGTGCTTGATTTAACCCTGCGGGAGGGTGCTATCTTACCCAGCCCGACGCCCACGCCATCGGGTCGCGGCATGTGTGCAGTACCGTACCAGCCTGTCCCGCCGAATGATTTTATTCAGCGTCACGAACGGTCGGCTTCCGGATTTTTACGATTCTCAGGAATCCTGGTTCAGATCCCTTTTTCAGAGCTTGCCGGATGTACGCTTTACACTGCGGCTTGCTTCCGCTGAATACGTCCAGTCCGCTCTCAGTCACCACCTGCCACATATCGGCACCTCCTTTGTTGTACTTATCCCGCGCGGCCGGTCTGTCCCGGCTGTCATGCGTAACTGACTTCCGCATTGCCACCGCGTTCTACCCTTGCGGAGGGCGCGCCCCTTCCAATAGGCCGGGCCTCGTTTGCTTGCTGGCTGTTCCACCCATCGACGCGCTGCCAACATACGCGGTTTCATTCCGGGGCGAATCATCCCCGGTGGGCATGGTAGCGGGATTCCGCCCGCCGCGGCCCCGTCTTTCCGGGGTGCCAGTATGGGGAGAAAGGAGAGTATCCGGGAGACCGGAATCGAACCGGCCTTCAGTTGGAAAGGGTCCAATCCAACGCGCCCGCGGGAGGTCTTCAGACCGCATCCAGGCCCCGGTGGGATGCCGCGTTATTCGCCACACGGCTCAGGGGCGTTTTTATGTACGTTTTCTCTATGCCCGGGTAGCGGCAGCATTTTCCAGCAGCTGCTTCCGCGCTTCGGCCTGGCGGTTTGCCTGGACAAGGCGAATTGCCGCCAATTCAATGGCTTTCATCCGCCTGGCGCGTTCCTCGTCTGTAATGTCAGGATGATGTATGCGGATGATCGCATTTTTTGTGACGATGACCTGAGTTTCAATCTGCATAATTCCCCTCCCCTCTCCGACCGGGATGAATCCGGTCAGGCTAAATCACTTTTACATTCCGCCTGATCCTTCGGAATCGCGGTCATGATGATCGTGCAGCCGTACTTATCTGACAGAATTTCTGAAAGAACCTGCATGAGTTTTGGTATGTCAAACATGTGCGTCTCCCTTCGGTCTTTCCGGCAAAGTCTGGTATTCCAGTCCGTCCTCTGCTTCGCGAAGAACTTGCCGAGCCTCCCCAATAGCCAGGTGTAGCGGACGAAGCATATCGATTACGGAGACGGCAATATCCAGAAGCTCATTGTCCGTTTTGAACTTGTGTGCCATTCTTTCACCCCTCTCTCAAAACGGTGCTTTCATTTGTGCGATAGCTCGATCACCGAAAGGACACCGGCTGGCATCCAGTCGTTTGCGATCAGATCTTCAAGCTTCGGCTGCCAGCCTCTGGATGGCAGCCGAACCGCAGCACCGTCGGCGATGACATTGTCCGGGGTATTCGTAGGACAGAGATAAACCCAAACCCTGCGTTCTCCGTCCTGTACCCGCGTCCACGCTTCTCGCGTGATGCACGGAAATTCCCGATCACTGGCCTTAATCGCCTCGTGAATGTACATCCTCTCACCCACTTCCTCTTAATTCTTCTTAGGTGATTATTAATCACTTATCAGGCGAAAAAAATATTGCTTCTCTCGCTTGCTTCAAGAGAAAGTAAGTCTGACAATTTTACAATTTCGCTCGCCTTGAACTCAGTCTCATTATCAATTTTCTTCTGCAATGTATATGGACTGATCCCCATTTCGCTTGCTATACGAATATATTTAAGTCCGGATTCCTTTACCGCCTTGCGCAAAGCAACGGTATCTGTCATGTTTTCACCTCCCAGTCTGATGGTGATTTTAAATCACGATTACACATTAACACAATCGTGATTATTTGTCAACTATTATTTTTATAAACATCAAAAAATGTTGACATTCAGTCACGTCCATGTTATGATTGCCGTAAATCAAGTTGAAAGGAGTCTCAACGATGAGTCTCGGCCAAAACATCCGCCTATATCGTGAAAGACTTGGTATATCGCAGGAAGAACTTGCTAAAAAGCTAGGCTACAAAGATCGCTCAACCATTGCAAAAATCGAAAACAATGTAAACGATATTACACAGTCCAAAATAATTGCTATTGCAGAAGCGTTACAGACTACTCCCGCAACGCTTATGGGCTGGAATACCGAAGGCAAAACGCTGGAAAGCGATTGTTGTCTTACATCAGAGGAAAATGCCCTGATTCATAAGTATCGTTGCCTTGACGAAAGAGGAAGAGCCGCTGTACGCAATACACTAGATCATGAATTTAATTCTATAGCTGGGGAGACGACTAATACTCCTGCCAAAGAAGCGTAAATAGGGAGAACCTCACAAATACACGGCAGAAACCATGCCGGCATATGAATACCAAAACTGCGTCCACGTTTGGCGCGAATGATTAGGAGGAAATTATTATGGCCGTTCCCGATCCCCTGGCCGAGTACAGGCAGTTCACGAAACCGGCAGAACTACATAAAGCAATTAACACCCTCCGTGGAATTGTTGCGGGCATATCCTGCGACCAAGGCGTTTCAGATGCCGAGATTCAGGAGCTTGTCCACTGGTGTTCCATACATGAGCACCTGCGCGATCGGCATCCGTTCTCGGAGCTGCTGCCCACAATTCAGCAGAGCATTCAGGACGGCGTCATCGACGAGGACGAGCAGAAAGACATCCTTTGGTTGTGCAACAACTTTACGGACAGTTCCAGCTATTACAACGAAATGACGTCCTCCATCCAATTTCTGAACGGCATGATTCATGGAATGATGGCTGACGGGAAGCTCAACGACAAAGAAATCTACTCGCTCCGACTCTGGCTGGACGCCAACGATTATTTGCAGGGTACTTACCCCTTTGACGAGCTGACGACGCTTATTCACACCATTCTGGAAGACGGCGTTATCACATCCAGTGAAAAGGAATCCCTGATGGCCTTCATGAGCAATCTGGTGGAATTCAAAGATTCCTACAACTTGGTGGAATCCGATTTCGCGTCACTCCGCCAGAAGTATTCTATCGGCGGTATTTGCGCCTATTGCCCGGATGTGGAGATCAAAGATAAACTTTTCTGCTTTACCGGCGAATCTTACCGCTCAACCAGAGCGGAGATCAAGGCCGAAGTCGAAAGACTTGGCGGCAAGTTCCGCCCCTCCGTTAGTGGGAAGACCGACTATCTCGTCGTCGGAAATGCCGGAAATCCCTGCTGGGCTTACTCCTGCTATGGCCGGAAAATCGAGGAGGCCATGGCACTGAGAAAAGAGGGGGCAAAGGTTCAGATTATCAACGAGACAGATTTCTGGGACGCAATCTGGGATTGCGAAGCATGAGATGCCCAATAGCCATTTGCAGGCAGGACGACAGTGCAACTCAGATGGCGGGCACACAAGCCAAAATTGTGCCCCAATTGGGCATGAGAATAAAAAAGGAAGGCAACGTGTCAAACTATAAAACGACCATATCGTTCTGGAACCAGAAAACCCTATGTACAAGCCGTTTGTCTACTGGAACGAAGAAATGAACAGCGTCCGAATCCTCGGTAAGGCTGTGGCATTTACCAGTGCTATAAGATAGGAGAGTGAAACAAATGAAAAGAATCGTCCGTATCGTTTGCCTAATCCTCGTAATTTGTGTTTTCTTTGCGGGGTGCAAAAGCGACGACTATAAAGAAGCAGTTGCCCTTCAAGAAGCTGGAGACTATGCTGCTGCACTGAAAATCTATAGCACCATAGACGGATATCAGGATACCTCGGATAGAATAGCTTATTGCGAAACCATGATTTCCGCCATAGGCGCTTATGATGCCGCTGCCAAAAGCCTCTCCGCAAAGAACGACGAGCTAAATGCAGCCATTTCCGCTGCGGAGGATTTGCTTGCATCCGGAAAGCCAGCGCTGGATCCTAGCTTGGCCCCTGCGCTGGAAGAAGCAATTACAAATGCGCAGGATGCCTTTGTGGCGATTACCGATATGCCGGCGGATGTCGCCGCCATTCAGGAAGTTGCTTCCGGCATGGACGAGGTGGACTATTCTCAAGTATCTGAATATCTCACCAGCGCGGAAAGTGAATTGGCACAGAGCATTGCAAAATACGGGCTTGTCGATGCCCCGGAGGAGAGCTATGTTATGGACTGCGTAGCTCGCGTCCCCGGCGTCATTGCAGTTGCCGCAGCAACCGAAGAAACGGACACAAACAACCTACTAGGGAAAGCTGGAAGTTACTATGCCCGCATTGTATTTTCTTACGAGCTGGTAGGTAACTCGTCCGCGCAAGGCGCCAACTTGGTTGCCCAGGGGACAGACTGCGGAGGCAGCATAGAGGTATTCAACACCGCAGAAGATGCAGAAAAACGGAGTGTCTACCTAGGCGCTTTCGACGGGACGGTTTTCGCGTCTGGATCACACACGGTAATCGGGACTGTGTTAGTTCGCACGTCCGACAAGCTGACAACATCCCAGCAAAAGGAACTTGAAGCTAATATCATTGAAATTCTGACTACTGTTTCATAATGTGCCCAATTTGGGCACAAATTAGTAGACGGCATTCCAGGCGTAAAAAAAACGCTCCAGCACATAAGTACCGAAGCGGCAGACTGATTCACTTAAATTCCCATTTGTGTTTTCAGTGCGTCCTGAAGCACTTGGGAGAAATTGATGTTCCGTTCCAGCGCGGCAGCGTTCAGCCATGCCGGCAGGGTTACGGTTCGGTTGACAGACTTATTATTCTGCGCCATCCGGACAGCGGGCATATACACATCCACCAGCACCACCCGCTCGTTGGGTTCCAATGCCACAGCGCTCAGCGGCGTCGGCTCCGGGATACCCTCGCCGTCTTCCTCCAGACCGAACATTACGCACCCAAGCAACTCCCGTGCCGAAAGCAGCGCGTCATCGTCGTTCTCGCCGCTGGTCGCTACGTCCAGATCCGGGAACACAACGGCAATTTCCTGCTCTTCCTCATACGTGAATACAGCAGGGTAAAAATATCGTTCCACTTTTTTGGCCATATCCATTCCCCCCATTCAGGATGGTCATAACACATATTTTTCTATTTGTCAATAAACAATTGCAATCATTTTGCCCCAAAGGAGGTATCCCTATGATGTACGCATTTATGACCCTTGATGACTCCGCAGAGATTGTCCACTCAGAAATGCGCCCGGACGGCACGGTTAAGGTCTACGTGGAAAAGCCGGACGAGAAGGACTGCTTCCACTATGGCACCTGCATTCTCCCCGGCTACCGATGGCAGGATGTTTCCGGCCTGACGGCGGAGGAACTGGCGAAGTATGAGGAAGTCATTCGCTCTACCGCCCACCTGATTCTCCGTTTCGCACAGGAAGGGGGCTTCGACAATGCCTCAGGTTTTTAAGATCGGCTCCTACTGGGTTTACTTCTGGTCAAACGAAAATGACCCGCTAGAGCCTGTTCACGTCCACGTCTCTCAGGGAGCGCCCACCGCCAACGCAACGAAGATCTGGATTACAGCCGCAGGTGGCTGCTACCTGTGCAACAACAATTCCCAGATTCCTGCCCGCACCCTGCGGAACATCATGATGATCATTGAAGCCAGAAGCGGTGAGGTCATTGAAAAATGGGTTTCCTTCTTCGGCTCCGCGACGTTCTATTGCTGAAAAAACCGCCCCGGTGCTACCAACACCGAAGCGGTTCAGGCGCCCGGCAGTGCTACCAACACCGCTGAGCAATGCAGTTCGCAACCCACCACAATAGGGGCATTCTGCGCCTTTTATGATAGCAGATTTGCCCCGGAAAGGCAAGGACAAAAATGGCTCAATCCAGATCTGCCACTGAAAAAATTCTCCGAGTGGCGCTCTATCCGCGCGTATCTACAGAAGAACAGTTCTTAAGAGGCTACAGCCTGCAAACGCAGGAGGAAGTGCTCACCCAGTACGCTCATGATCACGGGTACAAAATAGTCGGCGTTTATCGGGATGAAGGCCACAGCGCTCGAAAGCCTGCTCTGAAGCGGAAAGTCATGCAGGAGCTTCTGGCGGACGTCCAGGCAGGAAAAATCGACCGGATACTGTTCATCAAGCTGGATAGGTGGTTTCGCAACGTCCGGGAGTATCACAAAATCCAGGAGATTCTGGAAGCAAACAATGTTACCTGGCAGGCCACCATGGAGGACTACAACACCGCTACGGCGGACGGCCGCCTGAAGGTTAACATTATGCTTTCCGTCGCGGAAAATGAGTCTGACCGAACCAGCGAGCGCATTAAATTCGTATTCGATGGGAAGCGCCGCCGAAAAGAATGGTGCTTCACCGGAGGGCCTGATCAGTGGCCATATGGATATATGCCCCAAGTTATAGACGGTGCAAAACGCTGCGTAAAGAATCCAGAAACCGAAATGATCGTGCAAGACTTCTGGGACTACGTGGTAAAATATAGCAGTGTCCGGAAAGCCGGTATGTTCTGCTGCGAAAAATATGGAATTACACGGAATTATCGCACGTGGATGACAACCGCCAGAAACGAGTTATATACCGGAATATTCCATGGCATCGAAGACTATTGTCCGGCGTACATCAATCGGGCAGACTGGGAGCGCATCATACTAGGCCATGAAGTCATCAAGAAAACACAGCGCCCCGACCGGGTTTATCTGTTCACCGGCCTCATTCGCTGCCCCGGATGTGGGGCAACCATGAAAGCCACATTTAAGACCTATCCCAATGACCGGTCCAAGGAATACAACGGCTATCGGTGCAATAACTCAAAGCTCAGAACCTGCGCCTGCCGGCACCAGCTGTCGGAAAGAAAGATTGAAAAATACCTTCTGGGGAATATAAAATCCCAGCTGGAAAACTATATCGTGCAGGCCGAGGCTCAGGAAACGCAAAAGCGGCGTCAACCGAAGATTCAGAGCCTCATGGCTCTGAATGAGCAGCTGCGCCGCTTAAATGTGATTTTTATTGCCGGCAATATCGGCGATGAAGAATATGCCGTCGAAACAAAAAGGATAAAGGCCGAGGTCGAAAAGGCAAAGCAACAGGAATCCGAAAACCGTCCGGCCAATTTGGATTGGATCAAGTCGTTTCTGGAAAGCGATTTTCTTTCAACCTACGAATCTCTGGATAAAGAAGATCAGCGCCGCCTGTGGAGATCCATCATAGAGGAGATCTATATAGACGGGACTGAGGTAACCGGGATTAAGCCCCGGATTTAA